ATATAGAAGGAGTTTTATTTACAGTTTGGTTATTTATTCTTTATTACGGTAAAGTGTGGATAGATAGTAAATTTAAACAAAAGGAGTGCACATGCTTACGGCGTTAATAGGACCTGTTTCTAATCTTCTTGGTAAGTTTATAGAAGACAAGGACATGAAAAACAAATTAGCACATGAGGTAGCTACTATGGCTGAAAATCATGCGCAAGAGCTAGCAAAAGGTCAGTTAGAAATAAACAAGGCAGAAGCCACTCATAAATCTATATTTGTAGCTGGGTGGCGACCATTTATTGGTTGGACATGTGGTATTGCCCTATGTTGGCATTTTGTTTTAGCACCTGTTACTATGTTTGTATGTGCTTATTTGTCTGTGCAGATACCTGAATTACCGACTTTTGACATGGGTTCACTTATGACAGTTTTGATGGGTATGCTCGGATTGGGCGGCTTGAGGACATATGAAAAGCAGAAAGGACTAACTAAATGAGTTTATACAGAAATATACAAGCCAAGAGAAAAAGAATAGCTGCTGGTAGCGGTGAGAAGATGCGTAAGGCAGGTTCAAAAGGTGCGCCTAGTAAGAAAAACTTTAAAAGAGCAAAACAAACAGTGAAGAAAAAGAAATAAAGGTACATACAATGAAAAGAAAAGTTAAAAAAGTAATTAAAGGTTTACAAAAAGCCTCTAAACTACACGCAAAACAAGCTAAAACATTAACGAGTGTTCTAAAAAATGGCAAAAAGAAAAGATCCTAAAGTCGGAACAGGCAAAAAACCAAAGGGTTCTGGGAGACGACTATACACAGATGAGAACCCAAAAGATACAGTCGGTATTAAATTTGCCACAGAAGCAGACGCAAGAGCTACGGTTGCAAAAGTTAAAAGAGTCAGTAAACCTTTTGCGAGAAAGATACAGATACTTACAGTCGGTGAACAAAGAGCAAAAGTAATGGGTAAATCAAAAGTAGCCAGTATATTTAAAAAAGGCAAAGAAGCTATTAGAAAGGCACACAAAAAATGATATGGACTTGGTTGCGTTTATTTAAATTTTTTAATAAGATCGGTAATTATTTCTATTATAAACACGTTAATTCTTTACGAGAAAAGCAGGTGAAAGATGGACTTAGGTAAATTACAAGAAGAACTAAAAGAAGATGAGGGTTGTAAATACGAAATTTATTTGGACCACCTCGGCTATAAGACGTTTGGAATTGGGCACTTGTGTAAAGCTGCAGATCCAGAGAATGACATGGATGTAGGCACGGAGGTGTCTGAAGAACGTGTAAACGAGTGTTTTGAAAACGACATAGAAAAAGTAATAGAAGACTGCAATATATTATACAGTAATTTCAATAACATACCTGAAGAAGCTCAGCTAATACTTGCAAATATGATGTTTAATCTTGGTCGTCCTCGTCTATCCAAATTTGTTAATTTAAAACTAGCTGTAGATTCCGAAGATTGGATGGAGGCATCCGTGCAAATGATGGACTCTAAATGGGCAAAACAAGTGCCTAATCGTGCAAAAAGACTTTGTGAAAGAATGGAGAAGTTATCTTGGCTATTCAGGCAGTAAAATTAAAACCTGGGATTAATCGTGAAGGAACCAGATATACTACAGAAGGTGGGTATTATGATGGTGACAAGATACGGTTTAGACAAGGCACACCAGAAAAAATAGGTGGTTGGACACGTATTTCTTCGTCTACGTTTCAAGGTGTGTGTAGATCACTGCATAACTGGGTAACTTTGGGGGGTCAAAACCTTATAGGCGTAGGCACACATTTAAAGTTTTTTATAGAAAACGTGGGTAATTATAACGATATTACACCATTACGTGCTACTGTATCATTAAGCAATCCTTTTGCTACTACCTCTGGGTCTACCACTGTTACAGTTACTGATGCAAATGGTGGTTACACTGATGGAGATTTTGTAACATTTAGTAACACTACTGCTGTAGGAGGTCTTACTTTAGATGGAGAGTTTCAATTAAGTTTAGGCAGTTTGTCTGCTGCAAACACATATACCATAACAGCTTCATCCGCAGCATCTTCTACTGCTACAGGTGGAGGCACAGTATCAGCAGCGTATCAAATTAATTCAGGTAATGCGTTTGCTACATTATTAAGTGGTTGGGGAGCGTCATCTTGGGGCTCTGGAGCTTGGAACGTAGGTGAATCATCTACGGAACCTGTGCGATTTTTTACACAGTCTAATTTTGGCGAAGATTTAATATTTGGTCATGAAGGGGGACGTTTATATTATTGGGATGCCACCAACGGAGTAGGAACTCGTGCTGTAGAGCTGTCTAGTCTTAGTGGAGCTTCTGATGTACCAGTCGTACAAAACCTTATTCTTGTGTCAGATATTAGTAGATTCGTATTTTGTTTTGGTACAAATCCCATAGGTAGTTCTACTTTAGATCCTACATTGCTTAGATGGTCTGACCAAGAAGATGCAACTAACTGGACTCCATCTGCTACTAATCAGGCAGGTAGTCTTAGATTATCTCGTGGTACTAAAATTGTAGCTGCTACGACAGCTAGACAAGAGGTTCTTGTATGGACAGATTCTTCCTTATATTCATTGCAGTATGTAGGTGCGCCTGCAGTATGGACTGCAACACTTGTTGGAGAAAACATATCTATATCTTCACAAAATGCAGTAGCTTATGCTAACGGTGTGGCTTATTGGATGGGTAAAGATAAATTTTACATATATGATGGTCGCACACAAACATTAAAGTGTGATGTGCGTAAGTATGTATTTAACGATCTTGATACAAATCAGTTTGCACAGGTAGTTGCAGGTACAAACGAAGGATTTCACGAAATATGGTGGTTTTATTGTTCTTCTGGCTCTACTACCATAGATAGATATGTAATATACAATTATTTAGAAAAAATATGGTATTATGGCACACTAGCCCGTACAGCATGGCTTGACTCTGGACTACGTGATAAGCCGTTAGCAGCAACATATGATTTAAATCTTGTAGATCATGAAGAAGGTATAGATGATAACGCTGGATCTAGTGCAGCGGCAATAACAGCATATGTTGAGTCTTCTGATTTTGACATAGGTGATGGCGATAGATTCTCATTAGTTAATCGTGTAGTGCCTGATGCGTCTTTTGATGGTTCTACGGCTGATAGTCCCGTTGCAACAATGACTTTGCATGCGTTAGGGGGATCTGGCTCTGGTCGTAACTCACCTGCTTCAGAGGGTGGGTCCAGTAATGCGACTATAACACGCACAGCAACATCTCCTGTTGAGGTGTTTACAGATTTAATAAACATACGAGTAAGAGGACGACAACTATCTATGCGTTTTGAATCCTCTGCTACGGGTGTAACATGGCAATTAGGCACACCAAGATTAGATATTCGACCTGATGGGAGGCGATAATGACTATAGATGCTACAAGATATGGTGTAGGTTTTCGTGCTCCAGCATTACCTTATCCACCTGAAGAATACGATCAACAATCACAAGAGTTATTTAATAACGTACTGCGTTTATATTTTAATCAAATAGACACGAGTTTAAGAAATGCAATTATATCTGATAGAGCTGAAGCATCGGGGTGGTTTTTAAGCTAATGCCTAATGTATATAAAAATGCAAAGAAAGACTTATCCAGTACTAGTGTAACAACATTATATACTGCCCCTGCTTTGACTACAGCAATAGTAAAGTCAATACTTGTATCCGAAGATTCTGGCAATGCAGATACAATAACTGTTACTATAACAGATGCGGAATCTTCTCCTGCTACATTTAGCTTATTCAAAACAAAATCCATAAGTGCTAACGGCACTACAGAGCTACTTACTGCACCCTTAGTCGTGCAGACTGGTGAAATATTAAAAGTTACGGCTGCTACAGCCAATAGATTACATGTTGTTGCCAGTATATTAGAGGTGTCGTAATGCAAACAGTTGACAGCAATCAAAGACAGCTTGATATCCACGAAATAATAATTATGGCTATAAATAATATGGGTACTGGAGATAAATCTTTAAAAGAAATACTGGCTAGTATAGTAACAGAAGCACAACAAAAAACATGTGAAGTGGTTAATATAGGTAATACTGTGTTTATAGGTCATAGAGGTAAAGATAAAAATAAAACTAAGATGGTAGGTAGACCTCTTAACGTAGATACAGGCAGAAATTATATAAAAAATATGTTAAAATATATAGCTTATATACAAGGACAAGGTATAACTCATTACAGCTCACAGTTTGAAGGTGAAACTTTATTACCTGCCATGCGTGTCATGAGTAAACGACTACAAGATACTGATACAGAATTTGCTGTTGTCCCAACAAAAAATAATAAACATGTGGTTCTTATAAAAATTGGTAAAGAAC